CCAAGATACATCAACAACCACATCCTTCGTAGGAAGGTCAATCTCTTTTTCTGGGGCTGCGTGGATCATTGAAATGTCGGCGAACGCGTATTTGGTGCGCTGTTTGCCTTCTGCAATTGTAAAGTATTTATCATGGAATTCTACGTCAGGATCTTTATAAAGACCTAGAATTGATAGAAAACGTGATAGATCATAGATACATGCCTGTGACGGAATGCTATCTGTAATCGTGGCTTTTGCCACAAGTGTTTTTTCTGGTGTAATAGTCTTTAGTACATTGCCTTCCTTCATAAGGATAGACTTGTTGATTGTGGAAAAACTCTTAAGAATAGTAAGAGTGCGTTCAGAAAATTTCATTATGTAAGTGCTCCATTGTTTATATAATATTAATAATATCACAACTATCGTTGTATGTCAACTATTTTTTACCTTTGTATGTTTTTTGGTTTGAAGATTTATCCGCTGTTGCTGATAAACCCAGTGATCCAATTGCTCCCATGTTACCTTTAAAGATATACGAACCAATATGGTTGATTTGCATCCAAGGACACATCCATACCTTCATACCAGCTTCACGCGCTTTTTGACAAAAGAAGTAATCTTCACTCAAATAACGTTTGGTTCTGGGATCAATAATACAATCAAAGTAAGCCATAATTTCGTTAGATCCGTCAAACTTTTCAGTTCTTGCATGATCTGGTTTATAACTATACTCTGGGTATGCTGCTTTGTATGTTTCAAATGTTTTTCGTGGAATACACATAAAGCCTGTACCACCTTCGCCAATTTCTAATGGCTGTGATAGTTGAAAGCTTGACATTTTATCAACTGGATTAAAAACATAATCAGCAGTGTATTGGTCTAATAGGAACGGGTTTTCATCGGCTTTACCTAGTTCAGCAGCTCGAGCAACCTTTTCCCATGCGATTGTTTTCTTAGGGTATGGACCTGTAACGATATTGTATTTTTCTGGATCTGATACTTGTACTGCAATCATACCAAAAATATCTCTTGGATCAAAAGCAATATCCGAATCAATAAACACTAAGTGAGTACAATCCGATCTCATAAACTCATCGGCAACATAGTTACGTGCTCGTTGAATTAAACTTTCATTAAACAAATAGTAAAACTTTACAGTAATACCATTAGCTGCGCACATCATTGCAAGATCGGTACATGATTTAGTAAACGATCCACTGCAATTCCCTCCATACATTGGCGTCCCAATAAAGATTTTATATTGTTTTAGTTCGTCAACGCTGATTTCAATTTTCATATTTCAATTTGCTCCAAATCGTTTTCTGCACGTGTAATGGCTTGAAGTCGCAGAATGTCTGCAGCCACGTCGTGTTTACTATCATGTGCTTTAAAATTATATTCCCATTTAGCAGTATTAGATACAGGAACAAAACCATTTATTTTAGGGAAATCAAACTTGGCATCAATAAATGTACGAGTATCACGTACAGCCCAATACTTAAGGTAATCATTCATAAGTGAAGTCTTATTTGCGTATTGTGCTAATCTCTCTAGTATTACTGGATCAAAAGAATTAGATCTTGACCACCATCGCTCAACCTTATTAGATGATCTTAAATAGTCAATTAACTTTTCCATAAATTGAACTGGTGTAAGATCGTTTTCTGATGGTTTTAGATTAACTCTTAATGCAGGTGGTTGGTCAAGCCACCATTGTAAATCACGATCGTTATATTTACATCCGTGGTTTTGTACTTGGTCTTTAATATTAAACTTAGCTTGTTGCATGCCAAGTACCAACTCTTTAAAAGAATATGGATTTTCTGTAAATCGACTCCAATCAAAGGTCGTGTACGAGCAATCAATCGCTGGTACCTCGCGTGAGTTTTGACCAATGGTTTCGAAGTCAATAATAAAGTGTGTGCTCATTATATAAATGCCTCTAGTGTATCTGCTTTAGTAATATAGTCGGCCTTCTGACTATGATTATACTGCATAATGTAGTCCGTGTCAACCATTTTTGCGTTACCTTCAATATATTTTTTCACTTCGCCTGCCATGTCTTTTGCAGTTTGAACTGGAACGTTTTGGCAAATATGGTTAGATGATTGCTTTGGATTAAGCAATTCAAAGTCTTGTGGCAATCCCATAATAGTCATAGCTTCTCTATATGTAATGAAACGATCTTCATCTGGGTGTGTTAACATTTTAGGATAATGTCCAACAAAAGCACCAATATAATCTTTAGGAATAGTTACACCACGTTTCATAATGTTACCACCTGATTTTAGCTTTTCATATTTACGCATAGATTTTTCAGCTTCGTTATCATAGCCATGCTTAGCCATCCATTCAGAAACCTGTTTAAAGTTATATCCATTACGTTCAATATATGTAAATACACATAAACCAGATTTAGTAAACTGATTGTCAACTAATTCAGAATGTTCTTTGTGTGTTCTACCACCATGTATCTCTTCTAAAACAAACTTATAGTAAGGATTATCTGATGGAGTCTTATTACTGATTGGTTCCATTTGAAAGTTTGATGTTACCTCACGTATTACTTCTTCAATAGGTTTGTGTGGTCTATTGAAATATCCAAGCAATGGTGTTTGTGTATCTTTCCAAAAGAAATAAAACGAACGCTCACGTACTTGTGGTGCGCCATGTAATAGAGATCTTGTTCTATATACAGACATGGTGTAACCGTTTTTCTTACCAATTTCTCTTAATTGGGCTCTAACGTTTGTACCAATTTTACCTGCAAATGCTGGAGCATTCTCACCCCAGAACACTTTTGGTTTATATTCGCCTAAGATATATTCTGCAGTCTTTCCCATCCACTGGTTATTTGGATTATGATCGCCATAACCGTGAGACATCATAGATAAACCAGCACACGGACAAACAGATGATACCACATCAGCTCTTTCATTTACAGGTGGTGCTTCGCCTTGGTCCAACAGATAATAATTAATTCTATTATCATAATAATTTAAAATGTGGCTATCGTTTGCTTGAAAACCATCGTACGACATAAAGTGTAGTGGTTCAGTTCCAAATGCTTGTTGTGATCCAATAGTTTCGCCACCAATTAATGGAACAATAGATGCGTGTGTAATACTCATTATTTACCTTTCTGATATTAGAAGAATGACTCTAAGCCAATCGTTGGCTTTTCTGGAATTGGAAATTCTTCTAAGTTTGGCGCAACATAATTTGGATTTATGCTGGTCATAATCTTATTATTGAGGAATGTACCGTCATAATATTCTGGTTTTAAAATTGTTTTTTGTAGTAGTTCTAACAAATGATTATATTTTGCTGGATCGTCCTTTAACATTTGAATACGCTCAGCTAATTGTTCTGGAGATTTAACTCTTAGAAAATCAGGAATATTTGTATGTCTTTGCTCGTCGTAAGTTGGATGTAAAAATGGAATTACACCAGCGTGGATCATTTCAATATATTTTGAAGTTACCCAACCTTTTTTAATTGGAATGATAAAAGTAAATTTAACATCTTGTAGTTTTTCTTGCAGCGCGTCAATTTTAAGCGATCCTTTAAACCGCGTATCACCTTCCATAATTTCTTCTGACCATTTGCCATAAATGTCAACATCCTCATTATGGTCGAGGATCCATTCTTTTAACAATTTATAACGCGATGGTTTGCCTTCGTTTAATACAATCATAAAGTCTGTATTACGATTTCTATTTATGTCCGTTCCATGTTCGTAATCTAAACAAAAAGCTGTTTCCATACCTGCATATACAGATTTAACTGATATTGGTGTACGTGTTTGGTCTTCATACGAATTAATTTTATTTGAAATATATTCATAATCGTATTGACCAAGTGACATTGTTGGTGGATGCATCATATCTCTGGCTTGATTCATAACATACCGTGGATCATTTACAATTTCAACATAGTTTGGTCTACAATCATTTAACCACGATGTAATACCAGTCGTATAACCTTTTGTCATATCAAGTACTGTTGATATTTGAGTTGCGTCGTTTACTTTAACAATTCTATCGGGTATCGTAACAGAACCAACTTGACCAACCATTAGTACAGTATAATCAAGTTCAATATTATTATTTTTGAGATAGTTTTTTACATGGTCATAATAATCTTGGTTGTAATGCTCAGGTCCAATAGACCTTTTGTTCCAAACATCTACTACGTTGTTATATGGAAATAATTCGTATTGCTCTGCTTCATTTAAATAACCATAATCAGTACGTCCAATAATATGGAATGTAATATCTGGGTTAAGGTTTGCTAATGCGCGTAGCGTACAGCTTGCCTCGTTGTCGCCACCAATTGGCGAATATTTATTTCTCTGGAACTTTACCGATTTGCCAAGTTTTCCAAATCCAATGTGTTTCATAATCTAATCCTTCATCAATTCTATAAACGTATAGGGAAGCATGGCCTTGTCATCAATATAGTAAACACCATATGGTTTACCGTATTGTATTTCATCGTAAGGTACTTTATGCTCATTTAACCACGTTGTAGTAATATCACCAACATCCTCTATGACTTTATTTATGTCTCCACGATGAGTCAACATTCTTCGCGCAGTACTAATAACAATTTTATATTCAAGCTTTTTTGCTTTAGTAAGTGCTTCTATCATTTCAGGGATTGGCTGTGCTAATCCATATTTTCTATATGTATCCTTTTCGTCATGATTAGGAATACATATAGTATCGTCTAAATCAACGACTAATGTTTTTTGCGTAGTCATTTACGTAATCTTTCATTCTTTGTTGTCTGTCTGGACAATCATAGTGTAATTTAATGCAGGTAGCAATCAATAAAGCACCACCATCAATTATTTCATTATATACCGTCGGATAGTATTTGTCAACTAGTTTACTAAATGACCAGGAAACATAATCAGGATATTTGTTTCCTGTAACTAATTCAGAATAGCCATGATATAAGTCATGTGATAGTTTACACATATCATATAAGTAATCACCACCGCAGCCAACATGGTCTCCGTACGAACCGCGAGGATCAAGCAATGTGATACTATCATTATATGGATTATATAGAATATTACCAAAGTGTAAATCGCCATGCATTGCCGAAACAGGTTCAGCTTTATCAAGGCAGCGTTGTGCGACACCGTTATAAAAATCTTTAGAACATGTTAGACGTTCCGATGTTTTATTGACCCACATCTTTTCAGCATTATCATGGAAGTCAGCAGTAAATTCTAATGTGGCTTTACCATGGAAGTGAGTACGCATAGCCAGAATAACTTTTTCAATTAAGTAATCAATAGTACTATTAGAAATCTCTTCGTGTGCAAACAAATCAGATAATAGAATTCCTGACTCGTATGACATTGACAATGCGTAATCGTCTTTAAGAATTTTAGGAACAAACATACTCTGAACTGGATTGAGAGTTTCAAACCAATTCTTTTCGTTCATAATTGTTCTTACAGCAAATGTATTGTTATGAGATGGTATTTTAGTAATGGCGTTGATGTCTGATCTATATTCAAACGAATTAAACTCACGTGCCTTAAATGTAAGGAACTCTGCACAAGTTTTATGGTACGATGCGATATCGCCAATGTCATACCAACGATCAGTGTTTATATTATTAAAGGCACCATATAATTCAAGCGCATCGGATATTTCATAACCATCAGTATCATAAAAACAATCTGAAGCTTTTATCCCATCACTAAAACTATATAAACCGACAAGCGCGTCAGCATTTGGAACTGTGTTTTTTGGTTTATTAAAATAGTTGTTACCATCCCACATGCACCAAGCAAAGTGATCATCGACTTGTTTAGTTAATAGAAAATCAGAACCAAGTGGCAGCTCATCCTCAAGGATAATAGCATCACCTAACCAAACAACAAGTGGCAATGATTTATCATCTAAGCTTTCAATACCAACTGATATAGCATCACGGGGACCATTAAGAGATCCCTGCTTTACGCATTTAACTACATCGTATTTTTTAGCCCATTCTCTGATGTCATTATGTTTACCATCAACGACAACGATTTGGTTTATTCCTGTCGTATTATTATAAATGGATTCAATAATATACTCGATAGTTGGTTTGCCGTGTACACGTACCATTGCCTTTGAACAGTTTGATGTTAACGGTTTAAGACGTGTGGCTTCACCTGCTGCCGGTATTACTATGTTTATCATAATTTAATTTCCATTCACTATATTCATCTTCTAACATTGCCCACTGGCAACGAGTGTATTTATGTTCCGCTGTCTTATCCCATATGATCCACATATAGGCAATCATACCACCAATTTGGTCTTTTTTATCAACAGGTTCTAATATGTTAGAATCAAATCTTACTCTGTCTGATAGATATATTATATCACTAGGTGGGTTAGATGTAAACAGTTTATTTCGCTTCTTACCTTCAAGAAACGTTAAACGTAAAAACATTGCAGTGTAATCGTATTCGTCTGTCCATTTTTCTGCTAGTTTGCGTGGCAAATCTTTATGGTATGGAGGGTTAGTGATTACACCTTTAACGTCTTTATCTTTTGGTAACTCTAATGCGTCGTATGGTGTATTTATGTTAGTGAGAGTATTAGGATATACGTTAAGGTCGTAGGATATAACATCGTGGCCATTACGTAAAAGCTCTGATGAAATATGCCCACGACCAGCGCATGGCTCTATAACTTTATGCGGTACATTACCGTATTTACATAGAATATATGTTGCTAAGGGAGGAGTAGGATAAAAATCATTCACCGTTCTATTTGGATCATTCTTTTTAACGCCAACATATATGTCCGTTAAGTTATTCGCCAAGTGAAGTTACCCGTACATTTGCTTCTTTAAACATAGGTAAACTCTTTTCTTCCCATACCTTTTGCCAATCACCTTTAACACTTTTATCTGATGATATGACTACACGTTTAATACCCGCTTGAATAACAAGTTTGGTACAATCAGAACATATAGGTAATCCATATACGTATAAAGTAGAGTCTTTTAGTGATACACCGGCATATAACGCATTCATAAGTGCATTCATTTCAGCATGTACTACAAGACTATGTTTGGTAGGACGATCGTTTAAACGATCTTCAGTATCTTCAATACCTTTTGGAAACCCATTATAGCCTGTAGCCAATATGCGTCTATCATCATTAACAGCAACACAACCAATTTTACTTGAAGGGTCTTTGCTCCAATCAGCGATCATAGTCGCTAATGACATAAAACGGTTATCCCATTTAAGGCGGTTTGTATCGTCTTCTTTCATTCGTCTTCCCATATAAGCATAATAGCTTTCCCTACTTGCACTCATTGTTTTACCAAATCAAAGTGACGTTCATAGGTATGTAAGTTCATTACCTGCCACGTAAGCATACCCTTTTGAATAGTAAAGTGCTTATTGCCGGGAAGTTTACATTGTTCATTCCATTGAGCAACAAACTTATCCATAAGATATTGTGCCCACGCATAATCATTCTTGTAGCCAAACACAACATCATTAGAACGCATTTGAGATACCATATGTAAGATACCATCACGAATATAGAATGTTTGTGCATTAGTACAGATGAAATCAGACTTACCACCTTCGTCAAACTCAACCCAAATAGATGGACGATTATAAATCATTTGAGCACGACGGCTATCAGGGTTACTCCATAGTTCATCAAAAGCATTTTGGAATTGGTTATGATATTTTTTAGAGAATACTAAATGGCCATAGTTGGAATTAATATTACCGTGCGGATCTGCTGAATATTGCCATGCGGCAGGAGCAGGTTTGGATGGTCCATAGATATCATTAATGTTTGTTGATTGCGACTCATACCATGCCAACTCCGCATTAATATATTCTTGTACAGGTTTACCAAAGATAGCAGGTTCATCAGCGACAAACGATGCACCAAGTAGCTCGATTGTTTTTGCACCAGTTTTATCTGTAGTAAATCGTTCAGCTTTTAGTTCGTCAATAAAATAATTACGAATGTCACTTACGCTATTCATCATCTTCTCCTTTAAATCTATCATCGGTATCAATTGGATCAGACTCAAGTGTTGTCATACAAAGGATCATCATTTGAGTTAATGCGTGTGATACGTGTGGTAAGCCAGACTCTGGGTCAATATCTTCACCAGAAATATACGCCAAAAGGTGACGTTGAATAGAAGAGTAATGACGAGATACTGGAAATTTATTTATGTCATGCCGCCAATTGTTTTCACCATACTTTTCAGCACCAAAACCAAATACCTTAGCAGCTTCAATGATAGCTTCTGGCGGAACTAAATGGATTTTTGGTTTGTCATTATCAAATTTCATATACTTGTTTCCTTAAACATTGTGGTTATATATTGTGCGATCATCACCGCGTGTATTGTAGAAATACTTTATACGTCGTACACCATCGTGGTCAGTTGTCCAGTTATTAGAGAACTTTTCTTGACATGGTCTGAGGTTTTGGCGTATCGTATCAAAAGGTACAACAGCGCGCCAACGAACGTCGTAAGTGTTTTCAGATAGTTTATTATAACAGCCAAAGATGATAATGTCAACACATTTTGGGTACAATCTGCGATTTCTTGCTAATTTATTTGCCATATAGTTTGGTATAGTCAACCATTTCTTTTCCATATGGTTTGGTAATGTTCCGGGATCTTGTGAGTTTTTAACCTCAGCTCTCCAACGGTTCCACTCAACATCCCAATTATGAGTTTCAGGTTTGGTGTAGTCAAATTCAGCAGGGTTCATAACAGCACCTTGACGTACTAAAGCAAACTCTAGTATAACGCCTGCATAAGTATGTGCTAAGACGGTTGAATGACTTCTTCCACGTCGACGGGTTGGACACTCAAACATTTCTTGTGCCATAGTTTGAATGTGAGAAACCTCACCCTCGTTTAACTCGAGGATAAGGGGTTCTGGGAGTTTTAGCGGGAGTTGTAAAGAAGACTCAGACACTGTTATAGTGCTTTTTCCAAGTTGAACCTATGGTACCATAACCGGAACCAGACATATAAACTTGCCACATAATACGTGATACCTCACGTGAACTATTGGCTTTATCTAAATCGTAGATAAGTCTATTGTGTACAACTTTTTTAGTTTTCTTTACATCAATAAGATTATTTGCAGCTTCTCGAGCTTCAGTCAATTCCATCTTATCTAATTTTTGAAGTATTTCTAAATCCATTATCTATCCCATACATTGTTATAACGATTGCGCTCATATACATATACATCAGCATGTGTAGCATATGGTAAAGGCAAACCTTGGTTATACATACGACCATTATGTCCTCTTGGACCACGACCTTGAAGTTTTACATACTTTTTTGTTTCATCAGGATATGCAGTGTTAGCAAGTTTAACAACAGTTCTTAGACCGTCTACTGCAGCCTGATCTTCAGCAACTGGTTTACCATCAAGCATTTTTACGGTAAAACGGTATGCAGTTGAATTGCGATTTTTTGTAGTATATGTAGTCATGATATAGTTTCCTTATTTGTTGATTCTAATATAACTGATTCTATTGAGAATGTCAATAGTTAATTTAATATCATATCAACTTTTTTCTTAAATACGATTTCAGCTTCATCCCATGAAGCGAATGAATTACTTGACAATCCATCTAATGTTTTTACATCTTTTACGAAGTTTGTTCCATTAGCATATACCATTTCGCCATACATATATGAGTTTTTATTAAAGCCTTCATCATCTTCGTATAATTCGTTTACACAAACATAACCGTTATGCTGACAAATGAATTCGTCAAAGCTATTAAGACTTCTTATGTTATCTACATGATTGCCTACTTCGTCGCCAACTTTAGTACACATGGCAAGAGCGTCTTCTAATCGAGATGCCATTCCAACCGTATTTGATGGAAAGGTATTTGATTTAATTGTAAACATACTATTTTCCTTTTGTTGTTATATACTATTATAACTGATTCTAAAAGGAATGTCAATAGTTAATCGTAGCCGAGTCGAGCCACGCTTTTCATTTCTAATGTAAGGAGTTCTTGTACACGATTTTCATATGCTACTTCAAAACCTTCAAGTGCATATTGGGATCTTTCGTGGTTTCCCCATAGTCTTTTAAAATAACTATCATAAAGGTATTCAACAACTGAGTCTGGTTCTGACTTATCAATCAGTTGACCTTTCACCATCCAATTCAAACGGTTGGCTTCTTTACGTACTTCTGGTGAGCACATAGTGGGACCTCCTATATAAACAATGTAATATTATTTATGTTTTGGAGGTACCCACCAGCCGCTGTGTTAGCGGTAACATTTAAATTTATTTTAATTAAATTGGATTAATTACATAATGAATAAGTAATACCAACGCTACTGAGGCGCCAAGACCAACCATCATTTTACCAAAGTCTTTAGCAACTAATGGAAATACTGATTTGGTTTTTCTTTTACCAAAGTATGTTGCCATAGCCAACTCACGTCCTGCTAATAGCCCAACGAAAACCCATGTTGTACTCATAGGAATATCATTTAGTTCTTTAAAGAAATATAAACATAGCCAGTAAAACAAGTCAATCAATGTCGCTGATCTTACATATCGAGTATTATGTTTCTCTAATACAATTTGTTGGATTTTACCACCACGTTCTCTAAACATAAAGAACAATCCACCAACAAATACAAATGATATAAGTATCATTAAATCTACTGGTACTTGACGTGGTAAGAACACCGCAATGTTAGCAATGTCATGCGATAACCAAGTATACCATAAACCACCAGTAGCAAGCCACTGAGCAATACGCCAAAACTTTTTATTGCCTTCACTTATAGGTGCCGTTTCATCATACCATCTACCAAAGTATTTGTGAATTATAAACCATACTGCATAAGCAAACCCTGCAGCTACACCATAACCCATAATGGATTTCATTAGCATCTTTTCTAATACAAAGGTGCTAGCAAATACTGATAAGACTAAGAATGATGTTGAAACTGGTACACCTAATCGAGTCAATGCAACTAGAATTGCAGGTGCTGCAGCATGGTACCATTGTACTTCTTGCCACGGGATTTTATTCAAACGACCATAACTAATGTCACCGCCATTCATCATCCAACCATACCAAAGTGTGGCTAAAAGAACAGAGGACGCTGCTATCCATAATGTTTTATAACTAAATCTCTCATTGTTTGATGCCATCCAAGTACCGAGAGTTTGTACTGAATCATTTGCTATAACTGCGTAAGCAGCAAGCAGGAATCCGATTAGACTCCACATTGTGAGTAGTTCCATAAATTTCTCCTTTATTGTTTGACGTTTTTACCACGTCGCTCACATTAAAAAAGGCAAGGTATTTACCACCTCACCTTAATCTATTTATTCTTCACCTAACCAAATATTAATACTTAATAGGTTTTTATCTCTTTTACTTATTGCGTATTCTATATTGAGATCATGTAATGCTTTTCTTAACGCTACTAATTTAGTAGGTTCTTTGGGTCTTACCCAGGTTTTTGATGGTTCATCATCCATTATAGAGCTTTCTTTAAATCGCCGTGGTTACCTTCATGGCTTGGAGCAGTCCAACCCTCTGGTTTAATCAAGTCAGGTAATCCAAACGGATTTGGCCGACCTTCTTTAACACCAACATCTTTAGCAGCGTTTGCCTCGTAAACTTTATTCCAAGCCATATTTGCATCAACTCCAAATACATCAAGTGTACCAATAGCGAATACGCACATATCAATTAAACCATCAACAATTTCTTCAGGATCTTTGGCTTCAATAGCATCCATCGTTTCCATGAGTTCTTCCTCACACATTGATAAACGAAACTTTAGGTATTTGTCCATCAAGTCTTTATTATCTTTATTGGCTTCAAACCATTCTCTGACGCCAAACTTGTTGTGCATCATATACATATCGTTAGCAAAATCGCTCATATTATAATCCTTTGTTGTTTATTAGATAGTACCACACTATCACATATATGTCAATCAATATTTAAGTTAGATAAGTACATCATCTCATCTTTTAGTTTAAGCTTTTTAACCTTGGCAGCTTTGATAGATTTGTCAGGTGCCTTTTCTGCTTCAAGCGCTTCAATCATTTTATGTTGGTTGGCATGTTCTTTAGTTACCAACTCAAGTCTGTACTTTATATCTTCTGCAGTTTTCATTATGTTCCCCTTATACAAAGAAGCTGTCTACGGTGTTTACTTTTTCAGCGGACCAACCGACAGCATCGAGGATCGCCTCTAACGGAGTTAGGAATACTTTTTCAAATTGCTTTTCATAGTCAATGTATTTAGCCAATTCCATTTCAGGTGGTAGTACACCCGGAAACGATATGATGTTTTCTTTGATTGGATTTGGCGTCTTAAGGTATACGAACTTGATTTTGTCGCCACCATTAATTTCGTTATAACGTTTTTGCAGCTTGGCTTGTTTCATATAATGATTATATAGAATAGCACCACGTACGTGCATAGGACAACCTTTTTTGTATAGGGATCCACTTTCACGATACTTGTCGATGTTATCAGTACCAGAGTTTTTAGCAATATCCTCTGCGCCAAGATTAAAGAATTTAGATTTAAAATCTGCAATGAATTGTTGAGTTGCTTCTTCACCTTCGTTCATAATAATTTTAAACGATTTCTTTAACTCTTCACGACATACTTCTGGCGTTGATGAACGAACTGATTCCAAACCAGTTACTGATACCTTAGGCTCGTCATAGTGAACACCTTCAGAGTTAAGCGTATTCATAATGTAACGTTTCTTGGCAATGAACACAGACTTATCAGTAATCTTTTCTCGTTTCATTCCCATCGCTTGGCGATAAGCACCCATCTTTTTAGCAAGCTCTTCGTAACCAGCTTCAAGTACTGGCTCAATTTTCATTTGGCAAACTTTATCAAGGAACTCCTCGCCTTTCTTACGGTCAACATCGACAGTACCAAAAGCGTTTTCAACGATAGGAGCCATATCAACATAGATAGAGTCAGTATCAATATAAACAATATAATCTTTATCGGTTTTCAATATTTTATTGAGATAATCGTTTACTGATTTCTGAGCATATCGGATTGATAATTGACCAGATGTAGTAATCGCTTCAGCCATATCGTTAATATAGTATAGGAAGTAAATGTTTGCCATAGCGCCATACAATGAGTTCATACTAATTTTGATAGCCATCTGAGCATTATGTAATTGGTTTGCTTCACGTTTCAAACGTTTGATTTCGCTTGGATCAGTTGCATCCTCAAGTTGTTGCTCGACCTTTAACATATTCTTTTTAATCACGGTACGATTACCATAGTATTCATCAATGATAGATGGAATAATACCTTTAAACTCGTTGGTAAAGCATGCACCATTTGCTGCTACTGACATTTTCTTATGCTCAGATTGATACGTACCTTTCAATACCATATCTTGGTTTACGAAATCTCGTTCATCAGATAGGTACGTTTCTGGCGAC